ATCAGTTAACACATTAAGGTATAACAATGATGGTACAAAAACATTTGTAAAGTTTGAAGGTGATACTCCAAGCTTTTTAGATGGTAAAACACAATATACAAACGATGAAATACTAACAGAGCTTGGTAAATCAGAGTGGATAATAGAAGATTAAATTAACTTAAATTAAATAAAATGGCAAAAAAAGAAAAGGTTCTGGATCTTAAACCAGAAAAAATTACTGACGAACAATTAAAAAAAGTTCAAGACACTGTTAATAATATGAACAGGTCACAGTTAGAAATAGGTTCAATGGAACTTAGAAAACACGATTTGTTACACGGTATTGCTGGTCTTAGAGACGAACTTACTGTACTGCAAAAAGAGTTTGAAAAAGAATATGGTACGTTTGATATAAATATTCAAACTGGAAAAATTAATTATCCTGACAATGGCAAAGCTAATTCGTAAAATATCTGTAGGTAAAGATTATAAAAACGACGCTATGCACTATGCTGTTGGGCAAGAAGTGTATGGTGGCCATACTATTTGTAATATAATAGAAGAAGATGAAAAGTATTCTATTTATATTAAAAAAAACAAAGATGTGTTGCCATGGAAAGACTTCAATAAAAACATGGCTATTTCATTAGAGTATAACTTAGAATACTAATGAAAAGTGTTTACGACTTTGTTGTAAAACCAAAAGGCGAAAGATATAATAACAAAAAGAAAATAGGTGATTCAGAATTAATACTTAATACTGAAATATTTAATCATCAATATGTAAATAGAGAAGCTGTTGTTATATCAACGCCTATGGCTATGCAAACGGATATAAAGCCTGGTGATACGGTTATAACGCACCACAACGTATTTAGACGCTGGCATAATGTTAAAGGTATAGAAAAAAACAGTAGAAGTTTTTTTAATGAGTCTACATACTTTATAAACTATAATCAAATATTTTTATACAAAAATAAAAACAAGTGGATAGCACCAAAAGGTTATTGTTTTATTAAACCACTAAAAGCAATAGATGAGTTTAACACTGAAGCTGAAAGACCTTTACAAGGTGTTGTTAAATACTCAGATGGTATGGTACAAGTTGGAGATATTATAGGTTACAAACCTAAAACAGAGTGTGAGTTTATGGTAGATGGTGAAAGACTATATAGAGTTTTATCAAATTTAATTACAATGAAATATGAATATCAAGGAGACGAAGAAGAATATAATCCAAGCTGGTCAAAAAGCAGTTGATGAATTAATTAAGGTTGCTAAAGAACCTATAGTAGATTCAGATGACGATATATCAGCAGACAGATTAAAAAACGCAGCAGCTACTAAAAAGTTAGCTATATTTGATGCGTTTGAAATATTAAATAGAATCCAAGAAGAAGAAAACTTACTTGAAGGCAAAGCACCTGAAGATGTAGAGAAAAAAGTTTTTAAAGGATTTGCAGAAGGAAGATCTAAGTAATGTACGAGCAAAGTTTAGTAAAGGTCATAGAACCTGTAAAGAAAACAACAATAACGCGGTTGAACCGCACTAAAAAATGGAAATATGGATACAATAAAGAACATGATATCGTGGTTATCTCTAAAACTGGTAAAATTGGGGATATACTTGAGATCCAAGGTTTGCGCATTGCTTTGCCAATGCTGCCAGTGCACGTGCACAAAAACGAAGTAAATAAGTGGCAAAAAATAGAACAACCAAAACAGTTAAGCAAATTAAAAAATATATTTGACTGGAGATCATATCCTGAAGACCAAAAAGAAAAATGGTATGACTATATAGACGAAGAGTTTAAAAGAAGAGATGAAGGTTTTTGGTTTGTTAATAATAGTAAACCAACATATATAACAGGTACACATTACATGTATTTACAATGGAGTAAAATAGATGTAGGTGCACCTGATTTTAGGGAAGCAAATAGACTGTTTTATATATTTTGGGAAGCTTGTAAAGCTGATAAAAGATGTTATGGTATGTGTTATCTAAAGAATAGAAGATCAGGCTTTTCTTTTATGTCATCTGCAGAAACAGTTAATTTAGCCACCATATCAAGTGATAGTAGATATGGTATACTTTCTAAAACAGGTAGTGATGCTAAAAAAATGTTTACTGACAAAGTAGTACCAATTAGTATAAACTACCCTTTCTTCTTTAAACCAATACAAGACGGTATGGACAGGCCAAAATCAGAGCTTGCGTATAGAGTACCAGCTAGTAAGTTTACTAGAAAAAAGATAACAGCCAACGAACAGCTAGAAGATATACAAGGTTTAGATACAACTATTGATTGGAAAAATACAGGTGACAATAGTTATGATGGTGAAAAACTAGCACTACTTGTACACGATGAAAGTGGTAAGTGGGAAAGGCCTGATAATATATTAAACAACTGGCGTGTTACAAAAACATGTTTACGTTTAGGTAGTAGAATAGTAGGAAAGTGTATGATGGGTAGTACTAGTAACGCACTTGATAAAGGAGGTGATAATTTTAAAAAACTATATTATGCATCAGATGTCACTAAAAGAAATAGAAATGGTCAGACAAAATCTGGTTTATATTCTTTGTTTATCCCAATGGAATGGAACTACGAAGGATTTATTGACGAGCATGGAGTTCCAGTCTTCACTACTCCTAGTGTCGATGTGCTCGCCCCAGATGGTGAACTAATAGATGTAGGTGTAATAGATCACTGGCAAAACGAAGCAGAAGGACTAAAAGGTGATCAAGATGCTTTAAACGAATTTTACAGACAGTTTCCAAGAACAGAAGAACACGCGTTTAGAGATGAAACAAAAAATAGTATATTTAATTTAATTAAAATATACGAGCAGATAGACTACAATGAAGAAATGGCTAAAACGCTTGGTGTTACTACAGGTAATTTCCAATGGATTAATGGTGTTAAAGATACAAACGTAATATTTTATCCTGATCCAAAAGGTAGATTTAAAATTAGTTGGATACCACCTCAACACCTACAAAACAAAGTGATAATAAAAAACGGTACTAGATATCCTGGTAATGAACACATGGGTGCTTTTGGTTGTGATAGTTATGATATATCAGGAACTGTAGACGGCCAAGGTTCTAAAGGCGCATTACACGGTTTAACTAAGTTTAGTATGGAAGATGCGCCTGCAAATAGCTTTTTTTTAGAATACTTATCAAGACCACCTACTGCTGAAATATTTTTTGAAGATGTATTAATGGCAATAGTGTTTTATGGTATGCCAATACTAGCAGAGAATAACAAGCCAAGGTTGTTGTATTATTTAAGACGTAGAGGTTATAGAGGTTTTAGTATGAACAGGCCTGATAAAGTATGGAATAAATTATCTGTAGCTGAAAAAGAAGTTGGTGGTATACCAAACTCTAGCGAAGATATAAAACAAGCTCATGCAGCTGCAATTGAAATGTATATTCAAAACCACGTAGGTATGAAGCAAGACGGAACATTTGGTAATTTATATTTTAATGATTTACTAAATGATTGGAGCAGGTTTGATATAACAAAAAGAACTAAGTTTGACGCAACTATAAGTAGTGGTTTAGCTGTAATGGCAAACAATAGACACTTGTATGCGCCAAACGCAAGGGTTGAAAAACCTAAAATAAATATAAGTATTTCTAAATATAGTAATACTGGAACAAATTCACAAATAATCAAATAATAATATGGCATATTCTGGCATTAAAAATTATTTCCCGAGTCAAACAGTTAGTGATGCTGAAAAGCTAAGCTATGATTATGGTTTAAAGGTAGGTAAAGCAATAGAACAAGAATGGTTTAATGATGATAGAAATTTAAATAGATATAGATCAAATCATAATGACTTTCATAATTTAAGACTGTATGCTAGAGGCGAACAGTCTATACAAAAATATAAGGATGAGTTATCTATAAATGGTGATTTGTCCTATTTAAATTTAGACTGGAAGCCGGTTCCAATTATTTCTAAATTTGTTGATATCGTTGTTAATGGTATTGCAGAAAGAACTTATGATATAAAAGCATTTTCGCAATCACCTAATGGTATTCAAAAAAGAACCGATTACATGGAGCGCGTTCTAACAGACATGAGAATGAAGGATCATGATGCTCAAATTCAACAAACTTTTGGGTTAGATATGAAAGAAAGCAACATGGAAGAGTTGCCTCAATCAGAGGAAGAGCTAGGTATACATATGCAATTAACTTACAAGCAAGCAGTTGAACTAGCGGAAGAACAAGCGCTGCGTGTTTTATTTGAAGGTAATAATTATGAATTAACAAAGAAAAGATTTTATTATGATTTAACAGTTTTAGGTATTGGTGCTGTAAAAACCTCTTTTAATACATCTGAAGGTGTTACTATTGATTATGTTGATCCAGCTAATCTTGTTTATTCTTATACAGATTCACCTTATTTTGAAGATATATATTATGTTGGTGAAGTTAAGACTATTCCTGTAAATGAACTAGCAAAACAATTTCCTCATTTATCAGAAGAAGATCTTGAAGATATAATGAAAAATAAAAATTATAATAGAAATAATTATAACACAAGGTATTCAAAGCAAAAAGAAGATAACAACACGATTCAAGTTTTATACTTTAACTATAAAACTTATATGAACGAAGTGTACAAGATAAAAGAAACAGGTACTGGTGCTAGTAAAGTTATATCTAAAGATGATTCATTTAATCCACCAGAAAACAAAGAAGGTGGTTATTCTAGATTATTAAGATCTATAGAATGTTTATATGATGGGGCTATTATATTAGGTACTGATAAATTACTTAAATGGGAGATGGCTAAAAACATGATGCGACCTAAAAGTGATTTTACGAAAGTAAAAATGAATTATTCTATTGTAGCGCCACGCATATATGATGGTAAAATTGATTCGTTAGTAAAGCGTATTACTGGTTTTGCTGATATGATACAGTTAACACATTTAAAACTTCAACAAGTAATGTCACGTATGGTTCCAGATGGTGTTTATTTAGATGCTGATGGCTTAGCAGAGGTTGATTTAGGTAACGGTACAAACTATAATCCACAAGAAGCTTTGAACATGTTTTTCCAAACTGGTAGTGTTATAGGTAGATCATTTACAAGCGAAGGTGATTTAAATCCAGGTAAAGTACCTATTCAAGAAATAACATCTGGCAGTGGGGGAAATAAAATGCAAGCGCTTATAGGTAATTATAATTATTATCTACAAATGATTAGAGATGTAACTGGGCTTAATGAAGCTAGAGATGGCAGTACTCCAGATAAAAACGCTTTAGTTGGTGTACAAAAATTAGCGGCTGCAAATTCAAATACAGCAACAAGGCATATATTACAAGCTGGATTATTTTTAACTGCAGAAACAGCAGAGCGTTTAACGTTGAGAATATCTGATATATTAGAGTATTCACCAACAGCAGATGCTTTCATTCAAGCTATAGGAAGTCACAACGTAGCAACTTTAGAAGAAATGTCAGAGTTGCATTTATATGATTTTGGTATATTTATAGAGCTACAACCAGATGAAGAAGAAAAAGCTAGGCTTGAAAACAATATTCAAATGGCGTTGCAACAAAAAAGTATAGAGCTAGAAGATGCTATTGATCTTAGAGAAATACAAAATATTAAATTAGCAAATCAACTTCTTAAAATACGTAGACAAAAGAAACAAGAGAGAGATAGACAAATGCAGTTAGAAAATATACAAGCTCAAACACAGTCTAACACTCAAGCCGCGCAAGCATCAGCGCAAATAGAAGTTCAAAAAAATCAAACAATAAACCAAGGTAAAGCCCAGTTGTTACAAGTAGAAGCTCAAATTAATGCACAAAAAATGCAACAAGAAGCTGATCTTAAAAAAGAATTAATGGCTTTAGAGTTTCAGTATAACATGCAATTAAAGGGAGCTGAAGTTCAAGGCATGAAAAATAGAGAAAAAGAAAAAGAAGATAGAAAAGACGAAAGAACAAAGATACAAGCTACACAACAATCAGAAATGATTGAACAAAGAAATAGTGGAAAACCACCTAAAAACTTTGAGTCCGCAGGTAATGATATACTAGGCGGAGGATTTGATTTAGGTTCGTTTGATCCTAGTTAGATTTTATTAATTATTATTATATTATATTATGGAAGAAAAAGATGAAAATGTAGTTGAAGAAACTACACAAGATAATGTTACAAAAGTTGAAATAAAAAACGAACAACAAGATGATAACATTACAAAAGTAAACTTAGATAAACCACCAACACCAAAAGAAGAAAAAAATGAAACTAAAGAAGATGACGCTGACGACAGCGGAGTGGTTGCAGAGTCTGAAAATGCCGAGCCCACACAAAAACAAGAAGAAGTACAACCGGAAGCAGAAACACAAGAAACTCCAGTACTAGAAGAAATAACTGAAGACTCTACTGAGGAAGAGGTTACTGAAGTAGAAGAAAAAGTTGAAGAAGCTGTAGCAGAAGCTGAGGCTACTGGAAAACCATTACCGGAAAACATCCAAAAGCTAGTGGACTTTATGGAGGAAACTGGTGGAGATTTAAATGACTATGTAAAGTTAAATCAGGATTACAGTGGTTTAGATGATAAAAATTTACTGTATGAATATTATAGACAAACAAAGCCTCATTTAAACAATGAAGAAATTAACTTCCTTATGGAAGATCAATTCTCTTACGACGAAGAAGAAGATGACGAAAGAGATATACGAAGAAAAAAATTAGCGTTAAAAGAGCAAGTTGCCAACGCTAAAAGCCATCTGGACGGGCAAAAGTCCAAATACTATAATGAAATCAAGGCTGGAAGTAAATTAACTCCAGAACAGCAAAAAGCTGTTGATTTCTTTAATAGATATAACAAAGAGTCAGAAGCAACTCAAAAAACAGTTAAAAAAAATACTGAAATTTTT